AATTGATACCCATTGCCATGACGCTCATTGCCTTGCTATGAATTGGTATCGAGACAGTGAGGACAACATGCCAACAATATCATTCGCGTCGTCCAAGGGCGGGGCAGGGAAGACTACAGCCTGCATCGTTCTAGGGACACAGTTCGCTCTAAACACCACAGTAACCATGATCGACGCCGACCCAGCACAAAGGCTTGTTGCCTGGTCCAAGCGTGGCAAGATACCCAAAAACGTGACCGTACAGGGCTGCACCACTGTTCATGAGGTAGGTGAGGCTATCAAAAGCGCTGAACGTACCTCTACGGTCGTTCTCGTGGACCTGGAGGGCGTTGCATCCCGTCTTAACTCTGCGGTCATCGCCAGGTCAAATCTTGTGATCATCCCAATGGGTGATGAACAGCAAGATGCGACAGCTGCGGTTGAAACGATGCGAGAAATCAAACTGGACGAAAGCACTTTGGGCCGGCCGATCCTGTCTCGCGTTTTGTTCACCAGAACAAAAGCTGCGGTCAAGTCAGGCATCGCAAAGATGGTGAATGCTCAAATGCGAAAGAACGTTCCATGCTTTGAGATCGAACTTAAGGATCGTTCCGCATATTCAAATCTTCACAACACAGGTGGCGGGCTGGATGACTTACCTGAAAGGGTAGGGGGCTTGGACAAGGCAAAAGAGAATGCCCGTCAGTTTGCTTTGGAAGTCTTTGCCACTCTTAAGGCTCATTCTAAGCAAGGAGAAAACGCATGACAAACTCCAACAACGACATCGCTGACTTTTCAGAACTGAGCAGCATCAAGACACCTAGCGTCAGAGAAGGGCAGGAGGCTCGTGTTGGCTCATGGCCAGAACGTAGCGTTCCTATGGCGAAGACCGAGGTTGTTCAGATATCCGTTCGGGCCCCAGTTGAGACCATTGATCGACTTAAGCGCCTTTGCTCCGACGAGCGTTACTCTTATGGGGACATGTTGAAGCGCTTGCTTGACGCCTATGAAAGGTGAAGCCTCTGCACATTCTTCTTTTTCTGGATTCTTTGATTCAAGATTCGGGACTAAATCAGCGTTTAATATCAAGGCGTTGCATCTGAAAAGGTGAAGACCTTGAACTTACCGAGGTGTTCTTTGAACATAAAGGTGAGGTTTTTGAACTGATAAGTGAGGTGTCTGAACTGAAAGGTGAGGTGTCTGAACAGTGAAAAACTCTTCGGTATATGTTTCACCTTTCAATGTTTGGGATTAGGTTATGGCCATGAAAGATAAGAATCATGTCCTTGATTTCAGACCATCTGTTGATGAGGCTATCAAGCCTTCTGAACTGATTCAGATTACAGGGCACCAGGCTCTTACCTTGAACGCTCGACGTGCCATAACTGTGCTTTGGCATAATGCTCACTTGCAGGGTATCCAAGAGAACAAAGACTACTCCATACCGCTTGCTGATCTTAGGTCCGATCAGAACCGTTCCTTGAAGGTGGTTGAGGAGGCGATCATTTCCTTGATGCAAACCATTTTGACGGTGAAGCTTCCAAACGGTAGCACCAGGCGTGTTCAGTTCTTGGGCGGCAATGACATGGACTCACCGGACAGACCTTCTGGACAGTTGAATTACAGCTTCGACAAACGCTTGGTTGAGATACTCCAAGACAGTTACATTTGGGGAAAGATAACAATGCCAGTGCTGATGGCATTCAGTTCCAAGTACGCTGTCTCGCTTTATGAGAACCTTTCACAGTGGTCGAACCTAGAATATAAGTCTTTTCAGGACTTTACGCTGAAAGAGTTTCGATCAATGCTGGGCGTACTGGAAGAAAAGTACCCCAAATATGGTGCCTTAAGTAAGCATGTCATTCAGAATGCAGTCGTGGAAATCAACGCGCTTGCACCGTTCAACGTGACGGTTATTCCGATTAAGACGGGCCGGAAGGTGACGCATATTAGGGTAGGGTGGTCGCGTAAAGATCCAGAGCAACTCAAGGAAGCTTATGCAGAGGCTCAGCGGCCAAAGGTCGGGCGAAAGGAGCGTGTCAAAGGATCGGCTGAGTATGTCTCGAAGCCACTGCGCTCTGTTGGGGAAGCTTTGCGTCAGGATCGTATCGCTCGACGCGGTTCACAAACCTCACCTTTGATAGAAGATGACTGAGGCTTGTGTTCATAAACCTAACCTTTGCGCATCTGACATTCGAAAAGGTTAGGTTTATGAACAGCCTAAATGCCTTCGCCGGCCGCAAGTTCGTGCAAGCCTTCAATCTCTTCCTTGAGATAGTTGCGTTCATCGCGGAGCGCTCTGATAAGGCTTCTCAATTGACGACAGTCCAGGCTATCCGAAGCCATAACGCCCACCGTTAGGGCCTTGTCGATGTATTCATCTGAGGTGTCAGGCATCTGTGCCATGCGTTTACCCTATAATTGTAATTATGTTAAAGCCCAGACTGCGAAGAGGTGAACACAGTCTGGGCTCAAAGCAACAAAACTCTTAGGTGCGAGACAGATCGTCTTGTTGCTTGTTCTGTATAATAGCAGCGCTAAATTAGCCTTGAAACGGTAGCCATACGGATATTGTATACCGAACTCTGCGTGTGATCTGCTCCCAGATTGGCTGACTGCCTTCGTTCCAGTGCCATGTTGCGCCTTCGATAGCTTCTTCGAGCGTTTCTTCGCCAGCGCATTTTGAGCCACGAGCCGCACAGTGTTGGCACTCTACATAAGCCATGAACATGCCTTCATGGTGAATGCAGTTTCCAGAAATCAAGGCGCTTTCTTCGTAGCCACAAAACGGACAGTACCTTCTTTTATATTCCGCTTTCATGCTGCCGCCTTCTCTTTGTCGACCATCATTGCCATTTCTTTCGTCTCCAGAGCCCGCTCCAGCGTGTCTGTCTCCGTCTTGTCGGTGCGGAACTCAATGAAGCGCGGATGACTGAGAGCGTGATGGTCGTTGTCGCGCCCTTTTGTGATATCGTTGCAGCACACGGTCATGACTTGACCGATGATTTCTTCTCGGCGCGAGTTGAAGTCCTCCAGTTGGTCATTGGTGAAGCCTGAAGTTCGGCCCTTGATCTTGCCGTCATCAGTCTCAAACAGAATAGACCCAAAGGTCGCCTCTCTCGCGGTGCCAGGCGTCCCTTCAAGAAAGCCTGTTGCTCGAACGTCCACATCGATCTCCAGCTTGAGTTTAAGCTGCTGAGTGCTTGTCCCATCTTTGAAGACAGCCCTACGTTCCTTGATGATTGTGCCCTCAAGCCCCTTGTTCATCACTTCTGCGGTGAACTTTAACGCCTCTGCGATGCTGTCAACCTCAATGCACTCGATGGCGCGTACCGGTAGAGCGTCAGGTTTCGTAACGTCATGAGTGTGGTCAGGAAGATGCTTCTTAACCATCGCCCATCTTGCAAAGTAGCTTGGGCTCTTGATCTTCGACTTCATCTTGGCAGCGGTATATTCTTCGTGAGATACAATATCCCAGCAATCGAACACCACTTTGCAATCTTCGGGAAAGTCATCTTTGCGCAGCAGTCCGTTGCCTGTCGCACGATCCAGAAGAACTCCGTCTCGGTATACGGTCAGCTCGCCAAAGAAGACGCCACTCAAGCCTGCACCCAGAAGAGCCTCGTTGATGGCCGGATAGTCATACTCTTCGCCAGAGCGTGACATACAGGTGACTCCAGATCCTTGCGTTACGTTGAATTCTCGGTACGTGCCGTCTGCTTTCAGCTGGACAAATGCACCCTTTGGGTCGAACTTCTTTGCGGTTTTTTCGTTGTATGTGCCGCAGCGCATGTAAACTGGTTTCACAATCAGTGACGGGAAAACCTTGTTGATGTTTGAGCGACCCATATTGATGCGCAGATCGCGGTTGATGACCTTGAGAAAGACGTCCATGTCTTCCTGCGCCAATGCGCAGGCGACTTGCGACATACGTGAAATAGCCGCGTTGCCTGTCACCTGACGTGTGACGAACTCCGTCTCAAGAACCTCAAGGGCTTCTTCGAGCGTCATCTTGCCGACGTTCTCATGAATCACCGTAATTTCGCCCAGTGATTTCAGCGAGACGCCATAGTTATGTGTCGTCTTGTCGTAGGTCATCTTAAGAACGCCTTGCAGCGTCTTGTTGTCCTTGTGCTTACGCAGCACATCCATCTTGTAGTTGGTGCCGTTGTCTGCGTTCAGTTCCTCGATAATGTCGTAAATCATGCTTGCTTCCTTGATTTCATTGCGCGGGCTCGTTCTGCGAGTGTCATGGGCTTGTCGGAACCCTGTGAGACGCTCTGAGCGGGCTTCTCATGCTTAGGCTGTTCGCTTTGCTTGGGTTGTTGCTTAGCAGCGCCCAAGTCACTCTTAGACGCGCTCTGCTTCTCCTGACGCGCCAGATCACTGACTGCATCGGCCATTGAATTTTGATTGAAGCCCGAAGTCATCGCGTCCACCGCCGACGTGGGTTTCTTTTCGCTTGGCTCGACCTGCTTGGGGCGTCTGGCTCCTGGCATGTCTCTGGGCGTATTTGAACTTTCCTGCATCCGTTTCGAAGCAACGGCATCGTACTTGACCAGTACGGAGTTTTGCAGATTGGTCAGATGTTCATCAAAGTCACGTCGGTCGTCGCTGTTGACGCCTATGTGACTGTAGAAACGATCATGAGGTTTGGTATGCGCCAGCGCTCCGACGATGATTTCTCTGGGCAGTTTGACGCCCTTTTCCTGTGGCGTGTTTGCTTTTGGTGCCTTGTCTGGTTTTGACCAAGGCCCGCCTACTCGCGACGCATATCGAAACGGACACATGAAGCAGTGATGCGCCAAGGCACAAAGCTTGCTCTCTGTCTTTTCTGGAAAGCCTTGCATCCCGTTTGAATGCACTTCTTGGCAGTGAGATATTTCTGTGTCTGCCTCTGTAACAGGACAGAAGAATTTGTAATGATTGGTCATGATTTCCCCGTCAACACTGACTTATTATACAGATGAAAGAATTACCAGCTGCCCCACTCTTCGCTACGCTCAATGTCTGGCAATTCTGAGAAAGCGATAACTTCTTCCATTGAAGCTGAGCCGTGATCTTTTTGAACCCAGTTAAGGAGTTCAGACTTCAAGCTGTCGCTTAGGCCGGTCGCTACAATTTTAGACAAAACTCCAGTGAAGATTGTTTCATCACTGGTGGTTTTGTAGTCGCGCTTATGACGCTTGTTCAGTTCCTTGCGGTACATGGACACTGAACCGGAACTTGCGCCAGTGAGTTTTTGCGACTGTCCTTTTGTGCCAACCTTACCCCATCGTGCAAGTTTGAAACCCTGTCCTGGGTCGTCGTCATCGATACCTACGATCAGATGATAGTCTTTTGTGCCCAGTACATGTGTCAAATGAGCAATTTTAATTCTTCTGGTCATGTCTGTCTCGCTTTCTGTGTCTATAGTAAGTTATGACTTACATATATTGGCAAAGCAAACGCTTTGTTCACCCAATACTCATGCTCAGCATGGACATCGAAGTGAGCGCAACGGCTTCATCTAAAGCCTCAACAGTTTCTGCAACGGTAAGGTCGCCAGGGTCTTTATCTTTGGGAGGTCTGGCCACTTTGACCGTGAAGCCCATCTTCTTGATCTTGTCTGCTGCCTTGAGAGACTTTTTGAACGCAGCATCCTCGCCGTCCCAGAACACGATCACTTCCTTGAGACCTTGTCTTTTGAGGCGCAGAAACTTGTTCTTCTGATCATTGCCATCTGCACCGCTAGATAGATGAATACCAAAGGAGCCAATCACTCCCTTTTCTTCATGCCTGGTGCCTTTGATATTGACCCAAGTCCTGATGACATCGAATGCACCTTCGCACATAATGATGGAGCTTTTGCCGGCCGCATTCTGACCATTGAACAAAAACCTGCCCGTGCCAGGTAGGCCGCTTGGGAAGAGATACTTGCGATCCGCAGTTCCTGACAGGTCTCTGCCCTGAAACGTGACCATTGTGCCGTCCAGATCGTAGACAGGAATAAGCACTCTTTCTCCAAAGTGCATTCCGCCTGGTGTGCCGTCTGTTTTCTCGTAGTTGTACCAGCCGTCTACGCAGTACCTTAGTTTGAAATACTTGGCTGTCTCTGCGTTAACACGACGGTCTTTCAGATACTTCAGGTTTTTACCGTCAGTTGTGGGCAGCTCGAAACTGTCAGGCAGTGACCATTCTGCATTGTTCTCTACCTCTGTCTCCAGTTCGACACGACGCTTTGGACGCCAGCCCATTTCTGTGGCCATGCGCTCCAGATATTGCGCCGTCGCCCGTTTAGATCCAGAGATTTGCGCTTCTGTAAAAGTGAAGATGTTGAACGTCTGACCGCACGACCCGTGAAAGCAGTTGCCTAAACCCGTGTCGCGGTTGGCGTAGACCTTCCACTCGCTGCCATGACAGAAAGGACATTCCTTAATGTTCAGCTGCTCGCCAGAAGAGCCGTGGCCTAAGCGATACTCTACGCCCTCTTGTTCAAGTACGTCCTCCAAAAGGAAGTTTTCGAGTATCTCTTTAAGGCTCATGCTACGTCCTTTCTCAAGTTCCAGTGAAGCGTTCGATACTCCACCTTTTTGCCAGCGCGTCTTGCCATCATGATCCCATGCAGCATCCCTTTTGAGATACCCAGATCAGTATAGACCACTGTCATTTGTGACATTTCCATCCAAGACAGACCTGCATCGATGCCCATCTGACGCTCTTCGGGGATTTCGTCCTTCAGAACACCTGGCTGCGTGTACAAAAGATGAGAGGCAATCGGTGCCTCTCCCCTGAACAGTGAGTCACGCACGGCCGCACGAGCATAGTCGAGGTTCTCTTGGATTGCGCCTGCATAAGGGCTTTCGAGGATCACATGCTTCATCAGTAGTTTCCTTCCGCTACTTGGCAGCACATCAGACCTTTTTCGCGCCACATCTTCGTGTCTTCGATGCGATCCTCAAAAGCGAGCTTGGGATCGAACCCGTCCTGTCGTGCCTGCTCCAGCAGTTCGCCTTTGACAATGTGACTGAGACGACGGTCGCCATTCTTGCGCATGTATAGATTAAAATCCGCTCCAAGGTTGGAAACCCATTCTTGCAAATCACGTCGAACCAGACAGTTCGTACCCAAAAGCCAGTCTGTAGTGACAGAGCGCTGTTTTTCAGGTCGTCCAGTGATGAATATTACTTGATTGCCGTATGTCAGAAGACAGTTCATAATTGCCCATGTCTGTTCGATGGGCTCGTCTTTTGCCACAAGTTCGTTAGACAGAAACCTGTCCCAGTCTTTTCTGAACGGCTGTTCATAAATTGCATTCGGGTCAGGAATGATATGATGAAGACGGTGCTTTGCGTTTGCAAGAGTGCCATCTATGTCGAATACTATATCGATGATCTTATCTCCTCTGTTTGATAAGTCAGTTGTGACATAACGCTTTAGGGGTCGCAATGCTGCAACCCCTCCATTCAATAGAAAATCAGCGCTACGGTCATTACCATGACCCTCCTTCATGTGCATCAGCCTGTGCGTCGATACGCGTTTGAATGCCTTCAGGGATAACAACCTGAACTTTGATTGCATCCTTCTCAAACAAGGACTTTGGAACCTTGAAAGACACGGCTGTTCTGATTTCCCCAGCTTTCAGATCGCACCTCTTTTTGGTGGCTCTGACACCGCCCTTTTCTGAAATGTACAGAAAGCCCTCAACCTCGATGAAGTCTTCTTCTGTGGTGTCTTCTGCTACGTCTTCTTCCATTAGATACTGCCCCTTCCGAGAACCTTTGTGATGAAGTTTGCCTTCGACAGGTCTTGCTGAATATTGATGATGTATCCGCCGGCCATGTTTCTGACTGCGGCCATATACAGCCTAGCTTCGCCGATTTCGCGCTCTTCTTCTGTTGCGTTGATAGAGAACATCGCATCAGCCAAACGAACTTTATTGAAGTCCTCTGCTGCATGTTCTGCTTTAGCCAGGGCCGCAGACATGCCTAATCGGTTTGACTGAATGGCTGTGACGACGGCTACGTTTTCATCTTTGGCCAGGGCCCTGAGACCCATGCCTACGGATGCACTCTCGCGAATGTGGTCGTCCTTATAGTGCATGTCTGGGGCCATGATGTCCCAGTAGTCGATCACCACCTCGTCAAAGATCAAACCCTTTGCCTTGTAGTTTTCGACCAATCGACGCAGGTCTTTAGGCGCAAAGCTACCCGTGGCATATTCGTGAACCTTCATGCAGCCCGCTTTTGCAAGTCTCGCTTTGACTTTGGCCTCTACGTCAATGATATGCTTAAGAATGTCTTTGGTTGCAGTCTCAGATAGGTACGCGTCAACACGGTCCATCGTGACCTCAACTGAGTTCTCAAGCGAAACGTACAGAACGTTCTTTCCAGCAAGCTGCGCATTCACGGCCAAGTTCATCAGACCAAAACTCTTGCCCGCTTTTGCTGGGCCTAGAATGACCAGAAGTTCTTTTCGCTTAGCACCACCACCAAGAGCGTCATCAAGCTCCTTGTAGCCCGTTGTGACTGATGGAACGATAGCCCCTGATGCGATATCTTTCCGACGTTCAGAGCGAGCCTCTACATCATCTGTCACGTCATGGCCTATAGAACCGTCGTTTGCTGCGACCATGAATGCCTGAGACATATACTCTTCAACCAGATCGAAGTCATGTGTCTCCATCGCCGGTAGTGATCGCTCAACAGCAGCCATGATGGCCTGATGTTTGGCAAAACTTGCAACCTCATCGATGACGTAGTCTCGGTCAGAAAGATCCTCTTTTCGCAACGCTTTGAACGTGTCGATCACATCGTCCTTTTGATCACCGCGAATGATCTTCTTGGCGATTGCGCTCTTGATCAGCTTAATAAAGACAACATCTGATGGAACCGACTTGTATCTTTCCCAGTGTTTCTGAGACAGATTGACCAGCTGAGCCTGGCTTTCGTTGTGAAAATATCCAGGCTCGATCAGTCCCTCGGTTCGAATGTTGAACTGAGCGTCACGCATGGCAAGCGCTGCCACCTTGGTTTGAAACTCGTCATCAAAATCATAACGCGGAGCGCTCATGCTGTGACTTCCTGAATTTCAGAGATTGAGTTTTTGAAGATCAGTATTCCATCGCTCGTTTCGTTGCGCAGCAAGATGGTATACTTGTCGAAACTGACAATCTCTCCCTTCCTTGTAACTTCCGTTTCGCCAGTACCTACCGTTATCCGCGTCTGCTTGCCTCTCAAGCTCGACAGAAATTGCTCATGTGTCCAAGCTTTCTTGACGCTTAGCGTTGGTGTTTTTCGTTCAAAACTCATAATGTCTCCCCTAAGTCACTGCTGACTTTACAAATTGCTGTTTCTGATATCGCGCATCTTTTTAACCGTGTCGACGGAAAGCTGGCGCACAACTTCTGCCTCGCGGATTAGTTTCTTGTCGTAGCAAAGAACACTGAGTGCGAGATTACGGTCTCTTCGGTTTTGAACCTGCTTAATCAACCACTTCGAACAAGCCTTCTGATTGCTCGTCCCGTGCCAGTTGTCTGTGTGATAGTGCTTATGCTCTGGCAGTCTGAGGCGAATGTCGTTCTTCTTTTCGAAAGCCTTTTGGCTTGAAATCAACGTCACGGCGTCGGCGCACATTTGAAGCGGTGGTAGCGGAAGATCGGCTAGAAATTCAGAGTCACCCTTCCAAGTCTCAAACCCGCGCTCTTGCATATAATATGAAAGAGCAGCGTCAAAGAATGTGTCGTATGGGCATCCAAGCTCATCGACCAGATGCATACGGCCTAAGACAGCTGTGATTGCCTGTCCAGGGCGTCTGTAGAGGGGACTGTGTGCGTTTCTTGGGAGATCGCTAGTGGAGCTTGCTGGTTTCCCATAGAAGCGCTTATACGCTCTCTGATGCGCTCTATTATACTCTTCAACAAAGATCAAAGAACGCGCAACTGGATGCGCATGACGATAGTCGAACCATGTCTGTCTGATACGCTTGCGCTCAGCCGTGACAGTGTCTTTGCGCCAATACTGATACATAAGCCCTTCCAGCGTGGTGCGGTCATAAAGAGACGCAATCAAGCTGGAAGGGCTTTTCTCAGGTGGTGATGAAATCTGGGAGTGTGACGACATTTGATCCTTCAACGTTTTCTGCGCTTTCGGGATCATACGCATCCAAGATAAGCCGCACGAGACCGTGTCTTACGATATCTTGTCTGGTGAATGTGACTGCCCCGACTGTCTCAAGATAACGAATCTTTTCAAAGCCGTCAATCAGTCCTGACTTCTCATTCTTCGCAAGCATACATTGCTTTGGATCGCCATCGATGCAGTACCTGGCTCCTTCACCCAGGCGTGTCAGAAACATCTTCATTTCATCGACGGTTGAGTTTTGTGCCTCATCAAACAGAACCATGGACGGCTCATCAAAGCTGCGGCCTTGCATGAAGTTCAAAGGTACGATTTCGATCTGACCGGAGCGCATCAGGTACTCGAAGTGCCCCTGCCCTAGCCCGTCGTTGAAGCCTCTGCCATACGCGGCGATGTAAGGGGCCATCTTCTCTTCCATCGTACCTTTCAGAAACCCAATGGGTCTTCCCGACTCAACAGCCGGACGTGTCAGGTAAATCTTCTCGATGGTTTTCTTTTTGAACATGTCGGCCGCTACTCGTGCCGCAACATATGTCTTTCCTGTGCCGGCCGGTCCGACAGCAAACGTGATCTTGTTATGATTGAGTGAAGAAATATACTCTCTTTGGCGGTCTGTCTTAGGTTTCAACGCACTTTTGGCTCTCATGGGGGCGGTTGGTTGTGCAAAAAGGTCTGTCTGGCAGCTCAGCCCTGTGATTGATTGTTCTTTTGGCTTCGTGCGCCGTGTTTTCTTCTGAGACACGTTGTACTCCGAATGTTGGTTGAAATTGTCCTTCCGCGTAAGGTTCTTCGCCGCACTCCTTATATTACTTAGTTCTTCTAATTGTATAAGTCAGTGGTTACTAAGTAAAGCAAAGACATATGATATTACACGAAGGTCAAATGTCCTTAGCTTTACGAAGCTTCACGTCCTTTTAATCTGCGAAAATCTGTTCATCATCTTCGCGGAAATAGTAAGTCCCTCCCAGAACACAGTGGTCTTGCACCGGAATGTACTCAAACACGGAGTGACGGGTCTGGGTGTCGCAGTGAGCGATCATGATACCATTCTGCCAGATTTCACCGTCCATGAAGTCTGCACGACGGCGTTGACCGCCACCCATCTGATGAAACTCACATGCGCCAAAGAACGGGTTAAAGAACGGCCATACTTCGTGCTTGTGATGGTGCCCACCCCAGCCAGGGATGCGAAGCTTACGGCGCTCTGGATAGTGACAGCTAAGCAGGCAGTCCCAGTAGATCTTGAAGTTCCGTGAAAGCTCTTTCTTCACATCCGCTTCCGTGAAGGCTTTGAGAGATGCCTGACCGGTAAAGTTCACTTCAAATCTATCCAGCCCGAGAAGCTTGGGCACATCCATGCCATGCAGATCGCACAGCAGCACCTTCAGTGCCGGTGTTTGCTCGCTGAGATGGCGGAACAAGCGATACTCATGATTGCCTTCGATGAAGTCAATTTGAGCGTCTGGGTTATCTTCTCGGATTGTGTTGAGCAGATCATGGTTCCACTCTATCTCGCCCATGACATCGAACTCTCGCGGGT